GCAGCAGCTGGTGGTGACGTTGTCCTTCGTGGACGCAACCTCCTTCAAGGACAGACCTTCGATAGCTTGTCCCTGAATGCTGGCGCGGCAGTCCTGTCCGTGTTCGCGCTGAAGCCAGGCAACAGCGGCATCACCGTTGTGGTGGTTGCTGGTGTAGGTGCTCTTGCAGTCACCTTCGTTCCTTCCACCGGGGTGTTGACCATCACGCTGGCAGCGGGTGGTAGCACGGACGCAGCGATTGCTACGGCGATCAATGCGAACGCAGCCCAGACCGATGGGTACATTCGTGCGACCAGCGGTGCAGCCGGTTCGCTGACTCTGGCTGTTGCATCAACCCCGATGGCCGGTGGTGATGGCGAGTACGCTCTCAACAAGGTTGAGGTGACTGGTCTGGAAGCCCTGCCTGCCAATGAGCCTGGTGCAAACGCAACAGCCAAGTGGGCAGATGGCGTTGTCACTGTGACGGTTCCTGTGCTGACTGGTGCAACACCAGCCCGTGCAGCAGCCGACATCGCAGCTACTCGAATCTCATCGAACGGCGTTCAGACTGATCCAATCTCATCGGTCCTCGGATAAAGGATTGGTGTGGGAGCACACGAAGAGGAACTACTGGCTGTCCTTGAGAAGATCGGCCAGCCAGCAGTTCCCCGTCCCAACAACGAGCCCCAGCTTGCCTCTATTGAGGACGCTGACAGTCCCGACTATCTGACCGAAACGGCCGGCCCTTCAGAGCCGCCAGTACCTGCAGACCCTGTGGGCGATGCCCCACCTGAGATAGTAGGTACGCCTGAGAGAGCCCACTACGCCCCAGTAACCAAGAGCAACCTCTGGGTTCACCACGACACTCACCCTGTTGTATTGGACCTGATGCTCGTGGAGAAGTACAAGGGCGAATGGTTCAGTTGGAAGCCAGAGACCTTGTGGCGGGAGATCAAAGATGATTTCCGCGTTCCTTCGATCCATGATCACGTGAAGGCCAAGGTGCAGGCCATGAAGACCCTGCACATTTCAGATGCCTTCTGGAGTCAATGGGAAGTGTTCTGCTGGATCAACCAGGCGCTCAACAACAACTTGCCGGACTTCCGTGTACTGCAGAAGCCCACCGTATCGCAGCTTCTGAACACGGTGGATATAGCCACCATGACCCGGCCGGAAGAAACCTTCTCGTTGGAGATTCAGGATTTCATGGCCGCGGCTATGGTGGATGAAGGCGTTTTCTACGCCCCAGAACCCATCAAGTTTTGCCAGGATGAAATTGAACTGTTGCTGACGAGCTTGAAACTCGATCATCCAACCGACCTTATACGGCAGGTACAGACGCGCTTCGATGAGGTTCGTGGCCTGTCAGACGAGACGTGGCAGGATGCGAAGGAACCGATTCTGAAGGAAACTGTTGTGGATGTTCAAGCTGCCAAGTTGCTGGTAGCATGGAATTACCTGTCGATGCGCCGGCGACAGATGCAACTCCAGCTCAAGCTCCTATGAAGCACATCAGTACGCAGCAGCTCTACGCATTCTCAGATCAGCTCTCTAAAGAGGCGGATCTAAAGTCATGGCTTGGTGGCTATGCGGGGCGTGCTCTTATTGGAGCAGGAGCAGGCGCCGGTCTTGGGGTTGCAACTGCTGCTGAAGGCGAGGGTCTGCAAGGGGGCATTCGTGGAGCTCTGCTGGGCGGTACTCTCGGTGTTGGATCAAAGTTGGTAACTAAGTCTGGCCGACATGACGTGGCCAATTTTGCTAGGCGCCAACGTTATGGTGTGACAGGTGGCGGTCTCAAAGACAAGACCGTGGGTAGTGCAAAAAAGATAGGGCTACTCGAATCAAAGGCTTCACTGGCAGATCGAGAAGCATTCCACAAGGGGTATCAGAACATTCCAGGTGTTCTACGTGGGTTGGCAACCAATCCTGGAGACGTTCTTCGATCGGGGTGGAAGCGTGGTGGGACTCTCGGCAAAGTGTTTACAGGACTTGGTGCTGTTGATGCGGCAAGGTCTTTGGCTATGAAGCCAGAAGAGGGCGGGCCGGGTAGGTTTGAGCGGGCTCTCGGCTCAGGAATAGGTTCTCTGGGTTATTTGGCGGCCCCAACAGGAATAGTACCCAGCATGTTGATGGGTGGTGCTGCTGGTGTAATTGGTTCAAGAGCTGGTAGACTCGTAGATCGTATGACCGGTCACAAACGTCAGCCTGCTGAGGGAGCCTCCTAATGGCCTCTGATGACGGGACGATGGGTGGCCCATCCAGGTTTGCCCGTACACGTGGCAGAACCGGTGGGGAGTCTGGACTTCAGTACCCGAGTCCGTTCTTTGATATTGGTCAGACCTATCTACCGGCGACGGTCAAGCAGATGTTTCGGTGGTGTCGGTACTTCTATCTGGTGAACCCGTTGATCAATGCGGTGGTCTCCAAGATGTCGGAGTACCCAGTCACAGACCTGATTCTGGATAGCGAACAGTCAGACCTGAAGGATACGTGGAAGAAGTTCCTGCTCGAGCAGCTTCGCTACCGCTCCTTTCAGATCGAAGTAGGTCTTGACTACTACACCTACGGGAATGCGCTGGTCAGCATCTTCTACCCGTTCGTGAAGATGCTTGGCTGCAGGCAGTGTCGATTCGAGAAGCCGGCATCTGATGCGCAGTACCGGTTCATGAACTTCGAGTTCCACTGGATCTGTGAGAAGTGTGGCGAACACGGACCAGCCAAGGTTCGAGATCACTACATCAGGGCTCCTCGGGATATCCGGTTGATCCGGTGGAACCCGGAGGATGTGGATGTCAGATACAACGAAGTCACTGGCGACTACGAGTACTACTACTCCATCCCGGTGCAGCTTCGCAACGATCTGATCATTGGCAAGAAGTCAGCGGTTGAATCAGTACCACAACTCTTTGTCGAGGCGCTGAAGCAAAAGAAAGCTGTTGTCTTTAGCAAGGACAACATCTACCACTTCAAGCGGCCTACGCTGGCTGGTAAAGACCGCGGCTGGGGAACGCCGATGATTCTGCCGGTGTTGAAGGACACCTTCTACCTGCAGATTCTCCGCAAGGCTCAGGAAGCAATCGCCCTTGAACACATCGTCCCCTTGCGCATCCTGTTCCCACAGGCAGGCAGTGCTACATCTGATCCGTACACCAGCGTGAACCTGGCTGACTGGAAGGCGCAGGTATCTGGGGAGATTCGGCGTTGGAGGACAGACAACAACTACATTCCAATCCTGCCTCTCCCGGTAGGACACCAGACCATCGGTGGTGATGGTCGCGCGCTCCTGCTCTCACAGGAAATCCGTGTATGGTCGGAGCACATCATTGCCGGCATGGGCGTCCCCACCGAATTGATCTTCGGTGGTATCTCCTACTCCGGCTCCAACGTGTCCTTGCGGATGTTGGAGAATACCTTCCTCGGATACCTGTCCGATCACCTGGGGATGTTGCGTTGGGTGATTCAACGGACTTCAGCCTATCTCGGTTGGGCTCCTATCGCTGCACGGTACAAGCCCTTCAAGATGGCGGACGACCTTCAGCGGAAGGCGTATCTGTTCCAGCTCAACCAGGCAGGCAAGCTGTCTGACGAGTCTCTGATGGCAGACGCCGACTACGATTCCGCCAAGGAAGACAGCATCATGTTGTCCGAAGCGACTCGTCGTGCAGATGCTACGAAGAAGCAGCGGCTACTGCAGGCTGAGATCGAGGGCGAATCTGCCATGGTCACTATGAAGTGGCAGAATAAAGCCCAGATGAAGCAGATGAAAGAGCAGATGGCCATTCAGGGTGAATCTGCCAAAGATCAAATGGCTTACCAGGGGCAGATGCAGGCAGGCATGATGGCTGATCAGATGGCTGCTCAGCAGGGACAGCCTCCGGCGGAAAAAGATCCTGAGATGATGCCGTCCCCAAGACAGCCTCAGCTCTTGAAGCCACCCACAGAGATACAGTCTCCTTTGACCTTGCGTTCGGTACAGAAGTTCTCTCCTACGGATACCAATGAGGACATTGCAGGAGCGGCGAACGTAGACCTTCTACATGCAGCTCGGCAGATTGCAGATCGAGTGTCGGCCATGCCACAGACAGAACGTCCTGGTGTGCTTGTCCGATTGAAGCAGCACAGCCCTGAGCTACACGATACGGTGTTGGGGCTAATGATGAGCGGCAGTAACGGACCCAGCCATGCTTCGGCCGCAGCGGCGCGCCCCCTGCCTGAGCAGAGGACACCCCGCCGCGGACCCGAAGCCAGCTTGATCTAGCACCCTTTGTTGAGCTTCTCCCGCTCGTACTCCAGATACTCTTTCAACCCCTTGTCTGGGTCCTTGTTCACGTTCACCCCTCGGACTTTGTCGTGGTGGCTATTCGCTGCCACCACGAAATCCTTTTCCAACTCAGCTGCCTTCCGGAGACTCACAGCCACGGGGTCTACTGAATTGCGCAGCTGGTCCTGCAGGATGGTTGCCCTCAGTGCAGGCCACCAATAGACTTCGTAATCCCCCGATGGAAGTCTGCCGCCTATAAAGGGAACCAATCCATGTTCTTTTTGTAGATGCCACAGATAGGCATTCTCAATGCGTATCCGTACCCTGTGTGTCATCTGCTCAACATTTTTGGCAGTGACCTCTGGTACTCTAACGTCTGGCAAGAAGAGTAGTTTTTTCTTCTCATCCATCTTGTCCTCCTTTAGCGACCGTGTGCTTGTTGATAACCCCCATTCAAGAGGGAATCCCCGTGCTCGGCGTCGCCTTGTCCAAATACCAATGCCGTGCAATGACTGCACATCAGCGGACGGTACTCTAGGTTCACTTCCACATCCTGCTCAAACTCGTTGTTCTTTCCGATGTCACCTATGGTGTACCGGTGGGCCCAACGATCTGATCGAAACGAATGACCACAACACCAACAACTGGAGTCTCTAGCAATCGAGTTCCAGTCCATGTTCTGATCTGACATGATCTCATGCATACACTGAAAGTGAAACACGAACGTGTTCACTACCAGCGGCTGCTTATCCGGGGGCTTGAGCCAGTCCGCATAGAAGCGGGGCTTGTTGGGGTCCTTCTTCATCGGAAGGATCTGACCGGATTCAACTAGGACTAGCGTGGTCTCTCCTAGTTGAATCCGATCTTCGTACTCAAGTCGCCCCTCGTTCTTACCCTGATCTGCGCACAGGGCGCAACTGTCAGTAGTCTTCAGGTACAAACTGCCGTCTAGCACGCTTCTCCTCTCTGTCTATGTCATCGAACCAACGTTTCAACTGCATACCGGTTGAGATCAAACATGATGATATGAAACTTACGATCAGTAACCCTATCATTCGCCTTCCTCTTCTGGGGCGGCTGGCTC